AAAAATTACAGATCAAGATTTATTAAATAAAAAATATATATTGACAATAAAAAATAATTATAGCGAGACAACCCAAAGAACATATGAAAATGTTGCTAAGAGGGTATTGGTGGAAGCTCCTCAATTTGAGACAACAAACCAAAATCCCCAAACAGCAGTTCAATATGGTGGAATTTCGATACCACAAGAACCAATAATTTCTAATCAACCATTAAACGATGAGGTGCCATTTTGATTATTAAAATAATAACAGGAACATTGCTTTTTATTGCCTTCCTCTGTGTATCATTTTATTTGATTGATACCGCCCAGGAGAAACACAAAAGGAAATTAATGGAAATGCAAGATAGGGTTGACAGATGAAGTTTTCTAACGAAGGAGAAGAAATGCTAATGTCAGAAGAAGGGTTTGTTGACAAGCCAACTCCTGACTTAGCAGGACACCTGACAATTGGTTACGGGCACAAAATAAAGCCTGGTGAGAAGTTTGGAACAATAACAAAAGGTACCGGAATCCTAATTTTAAAGGAAGATGTTAAACCTTTTGAAGCTGTTTTAAATAATTATATTACAGTGAAGTTAAGCCAAAACCAATTTGATGCGTTGATTATATTTATGTTTAATATTGGAGATACAGGTTTTTTAAACTCAACAGTTTATAAAAATGTAAAAGAAGGTAAGTTTGAAGAGGCCGAGATACCATGGGCAAAGTGGATATAAGCGTATACGAAACCGACTCAGACACAGGTGAAAAGAAAAAAAAGTTAGTACCTGCTAAAGGATTGATTAATAGAAGAAAAAGAGAAATAGAACTATTTAGGAGAAAATAAAATGGGATTTATTAAAAAATTATTTGGCACCCGTCAAATTAACTTGATAGATATTCTGCACAAACGTTTAAGTGTTCAGGAAAATTTGAGTGAAAAATTCATAAATCATCTTAGAAGATGCGATGAAGCTATAGGGTTTTTAGGAAAAGAAATTAAAAATTTAGATGAAAAAATTGAAATCCTAGAAAATGAGACAAAAACTCAAGACGATATTATTTTTGATATGCGTAAAAAAATAGAAAAATTAGAAAAACCAACATATAAGGGAAAAAAGAAATGAAATAATAAATATTAATATGCAATCAGTAACGTATAATTAAATTATTTAAAGGAGATAGAATATGACAGATACACCAACATTAGATAGCATTCAAGCCGAACTTGATAAGTTAAAACAGTCTCAAACAGGAGATGAGAATGAATCAGACCTACCATATGTAGTAATTAGAACTTATTCAGCAGGTGTGCATGCAGGATATTTAAAAAGATTAGATGAAACTACACAAACAGTTGAATTAATTAATACAAGACGTATCTTTAGATGGTCAGGTGCACTAACTTTATCAGAAGTCTCTAAAAATGGCGTTACCTCTCAAAGCAAATTATCAGAAGAGATAGAAAAAATAATACTTTTGGAAGCTATTGAAGTCTTATTTACCACACAACAAGCAAAGACAATATTAAGGTCTTTTAAAAATGGTTAAAAAAAAATATAGCAATAGAAGAGTAAATTTTAGCAATAGCGCTGGCGATGGCTCTCGCGATGGCTCTGGCGATGGCGGTGGCTATGGCAATGGCTATGGCTATGGCTATGGCTATGGCGGTGGCTCTGGCTATGGCTATGGCGGTGGCAATGGCGATGGCAATGGCGGTGGCTCTGGCTATGGCGATGGCAATGGCGGTGGCGGTGGCGATGGCGATGGCAATGGCGGTGGCGATGGCAATGGCAATGGCTATGGCTATGGCGATGGCAATGGCTATGGCTATGGCGATGGCAATGGCAATGGCAATGGCTATGGCTATGGCGATGGCGATGGCGATGGCGATGGCAATGGCGGTGGCGATGGCAATGGCAATGGCAATGGCTATGGCGATGGCGATGGCGATGGCGATGGCTTCTGTTAATAAAAAATTTTTATGAAAGATGATAAAATGATAAACGATGAATTAAAAATTTTAGAAGTTCCCAATATTAAGGGAACGAATCCAGGACGAGATGAAATCGTCAGGATTCTATTCGAACAAAGGAAAAACATAGAAGAAAAGTTTACTGAAAGCGAATTTATCAAAATGGATTTAACCCATGGCGAGATCATTGGCCTGAAGAGTACGGCCGAGTTTGGAAAACTCAAGATAGGAGACCTGCCGGCATTGGATTATATTATCAGGAATGATGATAAGTACAGGAAATCTACCATTATTAACCTTGGCAACGTTGATATGCTTTTCCAAGAAATGTCATAAAATGTACTACATATTTTTAATTATTATTATATTTATGTTAATAATAGTTATAATAAACAAAAAAAAGAAACTCATACGTCCAGCAGCGAGTAGAGTTATATTAATGAATAATATTATTAAATTGTCAAAAAACAGGAGAAAATAAAATGGGATTATTTGGAAAAAAAATATGTATGTGGGAAGCTCAAAAAGATTTAAATCATGCATTTGCAGATGACTTAAAAGAAAAAACCATACAAATTGGTTATTTAAACAGAAGTGTAGATTTGCTTATCGATGATGTTAAAAGTCTAAAGGTAATAAATAATAAATTTTTTGAAAAAATTGAAAGTTTAGAAAATAAAGTAAAGGAATTGTCAGAGCCAAAGCCGAACATTGGAAAATTAGCTCTGCAAAAATTTAATGATGATGAAATTGAAAAAATCAAAAATAACCTAAAAAAGGATTTTGGACAAAAAAGTATAGAAAAATTAATAGACACAAGAAAAGCAGGAGCAGGAACAGATATAGGGAACGAAAATACAAAAACTAAAACAACTGACGCTATAATCAGTTGCCTGAATTTTTCAGGTAATTCATTGCATTATAAAGAAATTTTTGATATTATTAAGAATTATAAATTATCAAAACCAGATGTAACTTTAGATACGATAAGAGCTACCCTATATTATTTAGTTAAAGCAAAAAAGATTAAAAATGGGAAAAAAACAGGAACATTCTTTATCAAACAGAAAAAAAACGCATAACGAGATTATGGATACTTCCTATGACACTGAAGAGATCACAGTACAAAGCCTTATAAAAAATGGCTTTACCTGCGAACAAGCTACCAGTTGGCTTAGGAAGATTCATATAGATAAATTGTTTAACAAGGAGGGATAAAATGAAACTAGTATTAACAATGGTCACATTAATGAGCTTAACAGGATGCACAGCAAACATTGGCAACTCCCCATGGGATCCAAGACTTTCAGATTGCAAAAGTGCTTGTGAAGTATGTGATGCTTGCCGAAACTGTGAAACATGCCAGGTAAAACCTTTTCTTAAAAAGAAATAAAACCTAAAGAAATCAACGGAGTAATAACTATGACCATTTGGAATGGCAAGAAGAATAGAGCTATGCCTAAAAATAAGGAGAAAAAAACTATGAACCCTAATGCTGATAAAGAAATTTACGATACAGAGCACAGTGAACAAATTTTTATAGACAATTTTATCAATAAAAACAATACTGTTCAAATATTTCTTCTAGGAGGAATGAGGATAGTAGGGACAATCATTGGATCAGACGATTATACGGTATTACTAAAAAGACATAATACAACCCTGCTTCAGATGATATATAAAACAGCGATAACAACAATTTCACTCTTTGAGGAAAAATAAAATGGATCAACAATTTTACAATTTTACAAGAAATATAAATAAAATACACAATGCTTTTATGGGTTTCATTGATCAAAATATATGTAGAAACTTCTTGGATTTAAGCCCCAACCAAGTGTTGCTTATTAAAAATATTGGAGAAGATGCTGTTATTGTGAATAGCGCATCAAACATAGGATATTACACAGGAACAAATATTTCGTATAATATCCGATGGTTAGTGAAAAAAAATTATGTGACAAAATCAAAATACAAGCATGATGCAAGAAAAGTATATCTTAAATTAACGCAAAAAGGTTTAAACGTCTTGTCCGTCATTGACAGCGTCTTTGGGTCGCACACAGAAGTCTTGCAAAGCGCAAAGATTGATGATAAATATATGAAAGATATTAATAAGATTTTATGCAAATTGCAGAAGACATTTGAAATATAACAATAGGTTGGGAGAAAAAAATGAGATCATTTCTTATCCACATTGGAGCAATTATACTAATTATTATTAATATAATTCTGCCATTTCTGATGTGTGCAATTTTAATTTCTATTGCCTATATCATAGGAGGCGCAATAGCGTGTGGATTAACTATTATTCCTATAATCCAATGCATAATTGATCCAACTTTAGGATGGTTGAATAAAAGAACGGATGGCCTAATAGGGTAAATTAGATGGTAACATTAATAAAAGTTTCAAAGAACCTTTTAAGAAGGCTTAATATAATATGAAGAGCTTCTAAAATAGCAGCTAATTCTAAGAGAGAAATAAGATTGTATGCTTTAATAATATCTTCACGTTGAGATAAAAAAAAAGAGCACCACTGATAAGAACATAATATGAAATTCGTTTTTTTATCTTATAAAACAAATCATTGGGGTTGTTGTTCATTATCTTTTTCTCTTTTTCTCTTAGTTTCAGCATATTCAGCAAACATGTGGTTAAGAACATTAGGATAATCTGGAATTTCTTTGACCTGATTCTCTATAAATTTAGAGATACGATCCGCAAAAACTTTTTCTCCTTTTTTTCCTAACCTTTTTGCTTCAGCATATTTAACAGCGTTGTTAATAAAACCTTTATTAGCCAAATTTTTTGAAAGAAAATAAATTGCAGCAGGTTCCAAAGCGCCAGTTACAGCTCCGGCAATTCCACCAGTGGCAGCACCACCAATAGTGGCTCCAACACCAGAAGCATTTACTAAAAATGTTTTAATTAGACTACTTACATGTTTTATATCTTGTGCGGCTAAAGTTGTTTTACTTGGATTACCAAATAATTTACCAGAACGCACAAATTCCTGAGAAACCCCGGATAATTTCTTAAGAGATTCATATGAATCACCTAAAACTTCTTTTAAAAGTGCTTGGTTTTTTGAGCTTTTATTAAAAAGAGTAGCAAATTTTGCATAAGAAATAGTCCCAACATTATCAATAAGATGATCTAAAACAATGTCTTGTGCTTTTGCTCTTTTCAAGGAAGAAAAGACTTCTTTACCATTTTTTGAATCACCAAGGATTTGCCCTAATTTCCTTATTTGTCCAATTGAACCCATATATGAAATAGCTTCTTTTGGAACCTCACCAGTCATTATTGAGCGTGCGATATCTGTTCTAATACGACCTGCTTCATGTTCTTTAAAATAATTACTAGCAACCTTTCGTTTTTGAATAAATTCTTTGTTAGTGCTCATTGATAAATCTTTTTCAAGAGAACCAATGAGATGATTAATGAAATTTTTTACACCTTTAATATCTCTTTCATAATTCAAATCCTTATTAAGAGCCTTTAACTGAACAACAACCTCTTCAACAGGAATTTCTTTAGATGAAGATTTCCAATTCTTTTTAATTTGTTCTATTAAAATTTCAGGAAAATCTTTGAATTTCGATAAATCCGGTAGAACGCCCCACGATTTACCAATTTTCGCAATACGAGAAGCAACAAAACTCATATCATCTGATGGAGAAGGAGCAGATATTTTAGGGAGTATATCTTCAATAGCAGATGTAAAGTTATTGACTTTTATTTTATCTTTAGTAGTTACAGAAGAATCACTGTCTTTGTAAAGTCTTTTAACTTCTTTTCCTATAGAAGATTCTTCGTTTTTTAAAAAATCTTTTGCATTAGAAGATGCATTTTCATAGGTAGAAAAATTTCCAATGTTATCGATTTTATCTCGAACAGCCTTAATCATGGAAGCATCAGCATTTTCAACAACTTCGTGATACAGTTTGTTTGTGAAAAGAGATTGGAAAACAGTATTTGATAAAAAATTCTTAAATCTTCCACCTAATGCTACATTGAAAGGTAAATCTATATTTTCAGACTTAGCAACAGCATTAAAATCAGATGAAGGTTTAGAGCCTAATGAAAGTACTTTCCCAATTACCTTACTACCTGTTTCCCCCAATTCTTTTTTAACTTCCTTAATCGACGACAAAACTGATTTACTTGATTCTGTTTTATTAAACGTATTATTAATTAAATTGCCAACTTTATTGATTATATCTTTTTTGGAAGTAGAAAGTGCTTTATCCGCTGTAACCATATAAGAAATTGTCTGAAGAAATTCTTCTATGCCATTAAGAACAGTTCCTTTTTCCGAATAAGTTGTTTCAGGAGCTACTGATCCAGCAGCTGCTACACCTAAATGTTTTCCCAATGCCTTACCAAATTCTACAACTGTCTTTGCACCTTTAGCAATATTTCCAACAGGAACAGAAAATTCGCCAGTAGTATGAATAATTCTCCCTGTTTGATCTTGAGGAGAAATATCTTTACCAGCAATATTCTCAATACCCTTTTCTGCCTGTTCTGCTACGTGAGTATTTTTATAGTAATCCCTAGCCTCATATGCTTTTTGAGCACCTTTATTAAGAAACTCTTCTGCACCTGAAGAAACAAAACCAGCACCTTTTGCTGCTAATTCAGCAGCCCCACCTACAACATTTAAAGCAGGAGCAGCAACAAATTGATTTGACAAATCAGCAGCAGACCCAAGTAAAGAGGCTGCACCACTACCAAATTGCAAAGCTCTATCCTTTAAATCTAAATCTTGGATTACTTCTCCCCCCATCTTTTTTGCTTGCTCAAGATTCGATTCAGAAACCTCACCAATCTCACCAGTATCCGGTCTTTTAACCTTATACATCTTTTCAGATTGTTGAGGGATGTTTGAGGGACTTTGAGGGACTTGCTGAGGAATGGATTCTTCAGGTGGAAGATTTGGAGAAGATTGAACATTATCATTTAATTTTGGTTGCGTAGGTTCATTTTGAAGTAAATCATCAATAACTTCACCACCCATCTCAGGAGAAAGAGCATAATCAAGATCATGTTCGGCTACTAAACCAATTTCTCCAGTATCAGGACGACGAACTTTATAAAATACAGGATTAGCAGATGGCATCATGAAATTGGCTTCCAAATGTTAGACCATTCATTTTGAGGCGCAGGATTATTGGGAGGATTTGCATTTCCCATAACTTTATTAGAGCTTTCTTGATATTGATCAGAAATACCAGAACCTACATCACTTTCAAGAAGCTGAAGCCTTTTTAAATTATTTTGAAGAGAAGTTTTATTTTCTTCTTCCATTTCATCAAGAACCTTCAAAAAACCTTGTGGGTTCATATCAAGATTGGGAACAGCTTTAGAGCCAATTTTCTCAATAAACATGTTAGGACGAGCAAATCCATTAGCAACATCAAGAGTCATTTTGTTAATATATTTTACCATTGAAGTCAAGGCAGCAACCTTATCAGGATTCCATTTATTTTGAACATCCTTTAGAAGATTATTCATATAACCTGGCTCACTAGATTCACGCCATGTAGCATCAATAGCAGATTGAAAAATATCAGGATGTTTTTCCACAATATATTTCATTTTCGGAACAATAGTTAAAAACTCTTTAGACGCATCAATTTTCTTACCAAAGGATTCAGTTAATTTCATATCATGCTTAAGGCCAGATTGATCATTACGTCTCTTAGTTTCTGCTAATTTATCTCCCATAATTTCATATTTGAGAGGAGCATATTTTTTCTCGGTATCAACTTTCTGCTGATCTATATAGTTACCTTGAACTCTCTTAACGACATCCTCTCCTACCAAATTGCTTAAACTATAGGCAATAATGTTTCCATCCTTATCCCTCATATTAACAATAGGAGAATTTGGAACATAACCAATATAATCACCTTGAATAGTAGGATCAGCTAGCTTAGCTTGTTCCATAACATTGCGCATGCGCTCATTTCCTGTGGCGTAATCCATACCACTATAACTTATTTCTAAACCTCCAACGGCAAACGGCTTAACGGTCTCTAATCGTTTTTCTTGTTCGGCATGCCATTGATTTTGTTTAACAACTTCACTTTGAACATTTCTAAGGTAATCCATCTGTTTCTGATATTTACCAAATTTTTCTTTCTTTTCATTAGTTGATTTCATCTTATAACCAGTTGAAATCCCCTGGGATAAACCAGCGGCAATATTTGCGCCAATTCCTCTCGGTCTCCCACCAGGAGCACTAACATTATCACCAATAGTACTGAAAAGATCAGCCATATCGTCATTAGTATTACGCAAGGCAGCTTCATTTTTATAAAGTGAGTTTTCCAAATCAGAAGACTGCGATATAGAAGTACCAAGATTACTTAATGCATTTTTTTTATCAGACATATTTAATTATTCCTCTATATCCTAAAACATCCGACCTATGGTTTCTCTACCTACGCGAGGTCCATATGCCCCCTCAGTAGAAGGCATCATCATACGACCACCTTCACTCATTCCACCTGTAAAATAAGCAGCACCAAGGCGAGCACCTGTATTAGCAGCCCATTCACCAAAGCTTGGAGGCTTGTTAGCGTAAGCTTCTTGAGTCATTCGGTTATTTGCTTGTATAGCCCCGACCTGTTGGCCATAACGTTGATTTTGAACATTATTTTCAGCTAAATAAGTATTAAGTGACTGATCATGTGTCTTATCCTGCAATGCTTTCCAATCATCATATCTGATAACATTAGACCCAATATCAAATTGACCCTTTCTTTCCGCAAGAGCCTGTTGGCGACGTGCTTCTTGATCCTGCTCATCAGCTTTGTTCAATGAATAATCAGCCCGCACAGATTCTAAAGTCCCTTGGCGTCCAGCCTCTCTAAGACCAAATGCTTCTTTATTAGTGCCAAGACGTTTAGCAGCTAAATCTTCAGCATATCCAGTTGCTTTTGCTGCACCTTCCATATGCGCTAAACCACGCGCTCTTGCCATAGCTGCCCGAGATTCAGCAGCATACGTCCCCGCACCTCTACCAGTATGCGCTAAACGCTCTTCGTCAGATTGCCTTTGCAGGTCAAATTGCTCATCTATAATTGTTCTTTGCATATCTTTAAAAGCAATTTTATCTTGTTCAATAGTTCCAAGGTTAGCAATTTGACCTAAATCATGAATACGTTGTTGGTCAAGATTGGCAAATGTGTTAACCAAAGGCGCAAAATTAATTACAGACCTTGGGTCATATTTATAAAGGTCTTGTATATCCTGCATGGAAGTAATTAACAAATCTTGTCCAGTTTGCAAAGCTTCCTGATCTTCGGCAGTCCTTGGTAAGCGTGTCGTAATACGCCTCTTTTTGCCATCGGCATCTGTAACCGTAACACTCTGCGTACCTGTGATATAACTTACAAAATCCATCATTTCCTTCTCAGGAGGAGGATTAGGGATTGCTTGCATTTCCGGTGGATCATCTTTACCCCAGCACATATTATAACCTCTTCATAAACCAAGTTTTTGTTTCATCATTATCCCAGTTTGGATAATCAATCTTTTCAATACCAAACTTATCAAACCGCTTAAATACGCTTTTAAGCCTTTCGCATCTTGTCCAAGTATACATTTCTTTGTAACCTAATGAAAAACAATGTTTAAACAAATGGTTAAAAAACTTCTTGCTGAGTATATTGTCTTCAAACGAATCAAGTATCCAGAAAGCTTCACCGATATTTTCGTCACGAGACAAAACCCCATAAATGCATAAAGGCTCATTATCTTTATTGATTTTGAAATAACGAGCATTGTCATCATAATGACCATTATGAGATGAATAGATTTCAAATTTTGAGATTTCAGAAAATGTGATCATTGCAAACCAAACCCTATTATACATACATAGCCAGTATCTAAAAGGGTCTGGCTAGCATTTTGCACAGTTATTGAAGGATTTGTTGCGCTAAGTGGTTCTTTAATAGAAACAAAAGGGAAATGAACGCTAATAGTATTACACATCCCTACAATTACATAATTTGTATCTACAAATGGTACTGTCAAATTAATGGTATAAGTTCCTGCTGAATCTCGAGTCACAGAGGTAACGTTATAACCAAATATTGGGGCATTCGTTCCTACTGTCGTTCCATTGAAGCAACACAGAAATTTAGCTGCACTTGGATGATGTTGTTGATACAAAGGATTGGTATAAACATTACTAGAGTTTGCCGCTATCTGATCAGCTTTTGAAGCAGCAACCTTAATAACATCAGCTGCCATCTTAGGAAGTGTAACCGCACCGTCGGCTATTTTAGCTGTCGTAACATTGGCATCTAATATCTTAGACGTTGTTATGTTGGCATCAGCTATTTTAGCCGTTGTAACGTTCGCATTTAAAATCTTATCAGTCGTAACAGCGTCATCAACAAGGTTGTCTGTATCAACTGAATTATTAGCCATTTTAGCAAGTGTAACGTTTGCATCAATGATTTGATCGGTACCAACTGAATCATCTGCCATTTTCTGAAGGGTGACATTAGCATCTAATATTTTAATAGTAGTAACTGCATTTGGAGCTATCTTGGATGCAGGTATTCCACCATCAGCAAGTTGTACTGCCGTAATTGTTTGAGGGAAAAGCTTTCCCCCTGTAATAGATTGATCAAGTATGTTGTTTGCTTGAACAAATACCCAATTTCCAGGAGCAGCTAATAACTTATTATTATTATTAGGATCGTCAATTCCAGGAATATCTCCAAGTGCAATTCCCTCCATTTGAACATCAAGAATATTCAAACCATCAATGATATAATTAATATCTGAATCAACCATTTGATCAGTAGGGGGACGCCGGTTGCTTCTAGTTAATAACTGATATCTCTTATCATTAGGAAGAGAAATATTAATATAAGGCAAATTTGGCCTACGAAAGTTATTTGGCATTTTATATCACCTCTCCGACATACCTAATAAACGAATCTTTTTTAAAATAAATGGGCCATTTTTAATTTGCCCAGCTAAAGTCACAGCAAAATTATTGCTTAAAAATTTCAAACGACCTTTTTTAGGATGAGATGGGGAATCAAAGCGCAATCCTATAGCGTCCCTATTTGGAAGGTTTAAATCTCCCGCTTGAGAACCATCTACTAAAGGAATAGTTCCTAACAAATCACCCTTTAAAGGTAATTGATATGATTCTCCCAAAACAAAAGAATTACGTAAGCTACCAGATATATATATATTTATTACATTGTCAGAATTTATAACAACAGAAGAAGAATAATCACAATCGATCTCATATCTTTTGTTCGCATATCTTTTTTTAATGTTGTTAACATATTTTGTTTCAATGAAATTGATAAATTTTGTTTCGTCTTGATCTCCATATTTAATAGGAGAACCCCCAAAACCGTCAGCATATCTATAAATTTTATTGCCGATATATAAATACAAACAATCATCTAAAGTTGATAAGAAACAATTAGATGCAGTGAAATCGCCTGAAAAAATCCCCCACCAAAAGAAGGAAGAATGAAACTTTGAAACAATAATATCATTCTGACCAATTTTAAAACCGCAGAAACCACCACCATTATATTTAAAAGAAGCGCAAGACCTGTATTGGTAGTTATCATCAATTGTTGAAAGATATTGCGTAGCCAATATATCCATATTAGGCGTGTTAGACGCCGCAAATTGCTTGGCGATATTTAAGGTTCCAAAAGAAGCAAACCCATTTTGCGTTAGAAATTGTGCATCATTAGCTAATTCTACAACTAAATCACCATGGTAAACACCTACAGGTAATGTTACTTCCCAAGAAAAATAATCCGAAGAACCTTTAGTAAGAGGATCAATCCCTTTCCAAACCTGGGATTTTTGCCTTCCCATAAAAACAAGTTTGCCTGATAATTGGACAATTGCCTCTAAATTATCAGCTACACCATGTTTAGCGGAAATATCCTCACTTGGTACCGTTTTTGTCTTTTCATTAAAAAACTTAAAATCTGCTTCATCGCTAAATGGCTTATATGAATAATAGACCCTCATAGATAAATCAGGGATACGGTATTCAAGGCTTACCGCTCCTTCAGGTAAACACCAAAGTCTATCATGAGCGCCCTTCATCAAACTGAACTTAGGAAGCCTATCAAAATAAAATATTGAAACTACATCTTGACCAGTAAACGCAAAGATATCATCTGTTGTTTGTATATCAATCCGTTGCCCTAACTGCGCGACTGCTACAATTACAGTGGTTAAATCTTGCTGAAGAGCACCCAAACGGGTAATAACCAAACGTATGGATTTACCAACTGCATATTTTGCAATGTCAAAAGAAGCATCAGGAATAAAAGAAAAATTCCTATCATCAACTCGGTTAAATGAGCCGGCTCTTTCTTTTATCTGCTCTTCATATACTTCTAAAGTATCGCCATCCCATGTCATAACGTCATCTACGCCATTGCAAATCCAAAGTTTTTTTTCAAAATATTCTTCACGAGGAACACACGCAACAGACAAATCTGATAACGTTGGAGCTAACAAAGTATTAGTTGCAACATCTAAAACCTTGATATACCCATATGAATTAAACAAAGTTGAAAGTTGAGGAGTAGATGACTCATAACTTAATAAACGAGCATCTCCGTCATTAAAGTTAGGGACATTGGGCAATGTAGTCGTAAAAGTTATTTGCCCTTCAACAGAGTCGTCAACACCGTTAGCCGCGATTAAAAGATCGGTAACTACCGCGTTAATACTTAACTTTAAACTCTGCCCATCAAAATAATATGATTCTGCAATAAAATCATCAGGAACAGTGATACTAAAATTACTAGCATCAATATATTGAGGGTTAGGCGTTACAGCTTGAATGTAAAAATTCACCAACTCATCAGGGAAACTATTCTCCTGAAACTCAATATCAATTGTATTAGGATGTCCATCAACTGAAGTTATTGTTTTTATTTGATAAAATAGATCAGGAGACAAACCATTCAAATCAGTATAATTAAGTTTCAAAAGGGTATCTGGTTTAAATAGAGTATAATTAGGACTGGTCAACCTAATAACACTAGAAGATATAATCCTAAAATTTGTATAAACAACAAAGTTTTGAAAACCATTAAAATATAATACCTGTTGCTTGGCGCCAGATTCAGAAGAAAAAGGAAAGGCTGCTATAATTTTATCAGTTGGAACATGGGAAAATTCAGACGTCCCATATCTAACTTTGCCCTCTCCAAGTGAGTCTGGCATTATATTTTCTATATAATAAGAATATTCAGGTTTTAAAATAGAAGGCGCAATATTCTGGTTCATACCTTTTGTGGCAGAAAAAAGCTCAATGATATCGTAGCCGCCTTCATGAATCATCAGATAGGACTATAGGTAGAAAGGATTTTTTGACCGCTTATGTTCTTCATATAAGAAAATAGCTTTTTCTTATTTTCCTCCCATCTCATCATTGCAGATTGCATTTTTATTTGATCTTTAAAACCAGTTTCAGATTGGAAAAGATAATAACTCGCTCCATCTACTAAAACTTGATGATACAAAGAAGGAATCAGGATATCAGACCCAGGGGAATTATAGAGAAGAGGGAGAGGCTGAGAAATATACCTAACCCCAAAACCACCACCCACATTAACAAAGCTTGTTGCTAATGGATAAACATTAATGACCCCGTTAGCATAATACCATCTTTTGGGACTACCAGTTTGCTTCAAACTTGGGTCAATCTTAAGAATATCTTCTTCCAAGGTTCCTTCTAAAGAAAAGTTAGAATAAATATCATAAACAGATTTTGGAATAAATATTGGCTTTGAGGTGGGAGACAAAACACCATTTGTACAATCAAGAAGTTCGTTTAGTTTAACAACTAAAGGACTTTCAGAAATTGTAGCTTGGAGTAATTCAAAATAAGAAAGATTAATATATCTCATAAATACAACAACATCGCTGTCATTTGGATTATCAACGTCAATATCATCTAATCCGATGCTTAACGTAGCCAAAAGCTTAAGGATTTCAGATACATCCATTTAAGATTATAACCTTTAAGAAAATGGGGGCATGCTTTCACATACCCCCAAATATTTTAAGAATTGCCTAGTTCGAGAAGAACAACTATTTTATCACCTGCTGCTACTCTACATGTAGCGTTAACTCCAAAATCCAACATAAACAAGTTTGTATAGCTTGAGGAATAACCAAGTTGCGTTGTTTGATCAGGATTAACAATACGAGTGCCAAGCTTAGTAAAGTTAGTAGCTACACCGGCCGCCCAACCCCACGCAGTAAACGCGTTATTTGCCGTTGGAGTTGTTGGAGCAGCTATTGCTTTTAACAAGTTTACGCTAACAATATTCTTAATAGATGCACCCTGGAACTGAGCAAATAATAAGCCAATAGTAGGGTCAGCGTTATCTGACAATGTTCCAACGCCTGCCGCTATTTCTGCTGCTTGGATTGTTCGTTGGATAGAGATAAAAGAATAATCTTGCCCAACATTGCAAATAAGAGGCTCTCTTACCAAATCTGTAGAAGTAGGTAAGATAACCGCATTGTTCGGATTGATAATCTCACTGTGCCTTACTGAAGTAGTCATAATAAATTTCCTTTCTTTATGCGATTTGTACGAGGTTATGAATCATGCCATTTTCAATAACCACAGCTTCGTTGTTAACCTTGTATGAAGGGAACTTAAGAGCTTTAATGCCTCTCATTTCCATAACTGTCATTTCAACAACAGTTTTCATGTTTGACCACTCTTCGCCGAACCATGGGTCTTTATGCCAAACAACACCGAGAGCTTGAGCACCACAAAATAGATTCCAAGCAGCAGTCTTTCCACCGGATGTAACACGGAAATCACCAAGTTCTGGCATTTCATAAATCAAAATATTGCCAATTTGTCCCATGAAATAAGCGCCATTGAAAAGAGAAGGTTGATTAGCCATTTCAATAACACCACGCTGGTATTGTGCATTCCAAAGATCGTCGGCTTCAAGAGAAGCACGAGATTCAGTATCCATGAAATAACAATAGAAAGGAGAAGGTGTATTATGCTTGGTTTGCAACATATATGGGCTAATACGTTTTTCAGCTTGATATGTTAAACCACCGGTAACAGCTATATTCCGCATTTTTCTGATGCCTCTTACAGACGCACCACTTTGGTTATTCGCAACGCCAGCCATTGCAGCAACAGCAGCATTAATGCTTGCATTATAAGCATCCCCAGAACCATACAATACACGCTCGGCAACTGGGCCAGCCGTAAGATCGGGATAATTTTCAAAAGTAGCTGCATTTAAGACAGAATAAACAAGGTTACGTTTACTTGCGATGGATAGCTTTGGCTTTAATTGTTCAAAAACAGGCAAAGGGGTTTGCATATCAACAATTTGAACCCCATCTAACCTAACGGGCTTAATAGCCTGGAATCCAACACTAAGAGTATCAGAATAAAACTTTACTTGTTGTCCCTTACCTGAAATCTGGTCAAATCCTCTAATTACATTCTTGTAATCGACTTCACGACTAAGATTAAAAGTCTCAGTAGGTCCAGTGCCATTAGGCTTTCTTTTAAGCTGGATAATGGACATATCATCTGCTCCCATAAATGGAGATAGATTAGTTTCAAGAAGAACTTCCTTGAAAAAATCTTGACTGATATGAATTGGAATTTCTGACGTAGAAAATGCGTTTGGAGTTGCTGGTACGTAAGCCATAGAAAACCTCTATATGTAAAAATTAAATAACAAACCCACAAACAATTTGTGGATAACCATTTCTTTCTTTACATACTGAGGTAGGGTCTATTCGTAAAATGAGGTAAGATTTATAATCGTCTCATTGTCGAATTTCGCGTCTAGTAAGCTCAGACTGTTTTTAGAAAACGCCTTTGTGAAAAGGTAGGAATCCTAAAAACTTTAACGACGATGGAATTTGT